TACATACATATATATTTACAATTCATTTCATTTTTAATCAGCATCTACCAACTTTGTTGAAACAATATTTTGAGAAATTTCCTTGCGCCTTGTTTCTAAGGCCTGGCCAACCTTTGCGGAAATAGAATCATTAAAGGCCTTTTCCGCTTCAATATTATTATCTGATATAGTTGCTTTTACAAATTCTTTACTCATTTTTAATTCCTTTAAGTTATTGTTATTCTGGAGGTGGTTCTTCTTCACCTTCAGGCGGCAGGCCCAAAGCCATTCGAGCTCGATCATCTGCGGGCATTTCTGGATCAGTTGGCATACCAGATGGATCAGTTGGAATTCTTTGAATACCATCACCGCCTGGTGGTAGAACAATTCCACCATCCAAGGGATCAGTATCAATCTCTTTCTTGATTTGGTCACGCAAAGTTTGAATTTCCGCGTCAGTCAAATGTAATACTTTCTTCATCACAAACTCTTTACTGAAAAACGTGCCAATATATGGTTCAATACTTCCCAACTGATTGATTCGATCTTCCAAAAGTTCAGACTCTTTCAATGCAGCGAAATGGCCATCTTCCAAGAAGTTATATGTGATATGTTCCTGAATTTTTGGCCAATCATCTGCTGCGATAATTCCTTTAAGAAGCAACTGAGTTCTTAATATATCTGTAAATAGTGGAGTAAACTTCTTCCGTATACGCTGAACAAATTTGGTAAACTTTAATTCATCCCGTGTAATCTCTGTTGATCTTCCAAGAGAAAATCCTGATTCTGCTTCTAAGCGAGAGATTGGAACATTAAGTGAGCGATAAAGTTTCCGTTGGAAATATACAATATCATCAATCTCACCTAAATTAGAACCGCCGGGCAAAGTAGAAATCTCTGTTCCTCTACCACCTTCACGACGGGGAAGCCAGAAATCTTCAAGCATTGACATATGATTCCGGTCATCTCTAATCTCTCCTGTAGTAGCATCATATACTAACTTGTTACGATATCGATTCATAACATCTTTTAGATATTGTTCAGCTTTAATCTTAGGTAGATTGCCCACATCAATGTAGAAGATGCGCCTTTCAGGAGCTCTGGAAATGCGATAGATAACAATCGCATCCTCAATCATGCGTAACTGATTTACAGGTTTAATTGCCTTATGTAAATGAGACAACACCTGACCAGAATTTCCATCCAGTAAACCAGAAGGAACATATGTAATAGAATCTATAGCAATTTTAATTCCCTGATTTACCCCAGTTCCACCTAATCCTGATTGGCCATAACTTCCTTTATCATTATAAATAAAATATTCATCAATCTTCTTAATCATCTCTACAGCAGTTTTAGAATCAGGTGTTTTTTGGACTTCTCTTACCTTCTTGATTTTAATAGCATCAATCCAGCGTAACTCAGTGATTCCTTTTCTGGGGTTTTTCGTATCAATAACTTTGTGAAAATATACCCGGCCATCAATATACCATCTACGAAAGATATCATGACCTTTGATGCCAAAATCTAATAGTCTCAGAACTTCATCAAATTCTGATCTAATTTTCCGTTTAATTTTATCTGGATAAGGAATTCTTTCAAGATCAATCTGTACAGCGGAATCTGTCTGATTCGCCACAATACCTTCATTAACAATATCTTCAATTGCAGCGTCACATTCTGATTGTTGCGAAATTCTACGATATCGTTTTATTAAATCTAATTCAGTTCTTTCTCGGCCATCCGTATCAAGGATTTGCCCGAAAAAACCGCCACCACTAATTTCAATTGAACCATCATCGGAATCAGGGGTAGTGAATGTTACTTCACTCCCCTTATCCTTTTTTGATCGTTCTATACTAAATCCGAAAAGTTCGGCCATAATATCTCCTACTGTATTATACTATTTAGTAGGTTCAAATTAGAAGTTTACGCCGGAAGCCTCGAAATGTTGATATCTCCAAGTAACATCAAATTCCTCAATAGCATCAGAAGCATCAGAAGTTAAGGCTATTGACGTTACGCTGGTAGGCCAGGCACTTCTAAAAATATAACTTTTTAGAACTTGATCATCACGATCCAATTGTTCTACTGATAAATCGGTTTGATAATCAGCAGGAGCAATCACGCCAGTATTATTAGCAAGATCGTTAATACCATTTGACCATCTTTCCATTGCGTTACGGATCATGAAATCCGTATCATTTAGGAAAGTTGTACTCCACTCTTCAAATTCCGCCCTATCTCCAGCAATATGAATAGTTCTGCCACGGAAAGGAACTGCAATTTGACCTAATGTCATAGCAGGCAAACTTGATCCACGAACCAGATAAGAAGTTCTACGAACATCTAGCCCAATTGCAATGCCTGGAGGTGCAGTAATTGTCACCCGAAACTGATTAGCCCGAGCACCACCGCCAAGTAGATTAGATTTAAAGTCATCTATATTAGCCATGATTAACCTCCTACCTCACTAAAGGCGATACCAGTTCGTACCGCAATGAAGTTTAGGGTAATGAAGTTAATTGACCGAGCAGGCTTAATGTAAATATCACCAACAAATTCGTTACGATCAATAACCTCACCTGTATTATTTGTCGCATCACAGACTACCTTAAAGTCAAAGATGCCTCGTCTTCCCTGTACATCTCTCAAGAAAGGTTCTACCATATTTCTAAATTGAGCCCTCGTAAATTCATCATTGAATTCAAAGAGTTGATATTTAGATGCAGTAGAGATTGCCTTCTCAAGAACCAAGAATAGTCTACGAACATTTATTCGGTCAAATGCGCTTGGTTTAGAAAGAGCAGTCTTATCACCAAAGAGTAACACTCCCTGGCCTGGGAAGTTAACTACAGAGTTAACCCGCTTACGATATAACTGATCTCTTTCACTATTCTTTGGATTATATGCAAGTTTAATCGCACCTCTTACATGGCCACGATTATAACCAGCTGGAGAGAACCAAGGATCAGCAACCTTATCTGTATTAGCACAAAGACCAGCAGTGTCACCATTTAGTGGTACATACCGATATACATCATTGTACTTGTCATATATGTATTTGTAACCGCTGTCATATACCACATAAGACGATGATGGAAGAGTATCAAATCCTTTTATTATATTTGCAGTTTGAGCAATTGAAGTTGCTATATTTACTACACCAGCTCGATATGGCGAAATAAATCCAACACAATCTTTTCGTGTTTCTACAAGATCGGTAATCATCGTACCGTGCGTATCCATTCCAGCAGTAGTATCTGCAACACCAGAACTGGGCCCAGCAAGAACTAGATTTACATCGATCTCTTCAGTGTCCTCAAACAATTTGTAAGCAAGGGCAAGTTCACCAGCAGTTACCGAATAATCATCTGTTCCGCCGGTCAGACTTACAACAGTCACAATATTTACAGCAGTGTAAGTGGTTGTAGTATCTGTGCCCCAGTTAGTACCAGCAGCAATATGATCTCCCCAATAAATGTAACTAGATTGTCTGAAAATTACATCTACATAATAGTTTGATCCGCCCTGAGTAGTTCTAGCAACAGGACACTTTGAAAGTTTAGAATATCTTTCAATAACTGAGTTTGTTGCCTGACCAGCAACATCGTAGTCGAAACCAGTGATATCACCAGTAGTATCATATACTACAACGTGCAATTCGTCATTAGTACCGCGACCATTGTCTGTAGCCCACTGTGAAGTGCCTGGAGGGCCTTCAAAGAGGTTATAGAAAGCCCAACGCCTGCGAATATAACTGTTCAAAGGTATTGCAGCTTTCAGTCCAGCACCATTAGGATCACCCGCCAAACGGATAGTTGCGACTTGATTTCCTGTATTAACGGCAGTTACTTGATACTCATTTCCTTCATCACCAGCGATATATGCAAAAGCAGAATCATCTGAGACTGCATCAACAGATGAGAATGAAATTAAATCACCCACAGTAAGTGCATAACCAGATAAATCTATATTATCAAGTGTTATGGATGTATCTCCGATAGCAGAATCGGAGTTTTTGACTTGGTTTTGGTCCGTTAAATGCTGTTCGTATACAGTAGCAGATGGGCAAACCTGAACACCGAGTGAGTTGCCCCATGTTCCTGCTGTTCTTGCATACCAATCATTTGATGTAACCGTACCATCACCAGATTCAGTCCAGTAATCTGCAAGATAAACTGTGTCGTTTTTAATAAGGACGCCACTAGCCTCACCAGCATTAAGAAATCCTGATGCAGGCCGAACAACCTTTAATTGATCAGAGTACTGTAAGAAACTAGAAGCAGTAAACCACCATTCAAAGTTGCTTGAATTAGGTTTACCAAAAACCTTTACCAAATCTTCCTCACTTCCGAGAGTCGTTATTTCGGAAACTGGGCCCCTTTCAGCGGGCATAGCAATTGCACCGATTGTGGTAGCAACTGAAGGAACAACATTGGTAAGGTCAATTTCTCTTACATGTACGCCAGGAGAAGATAGAAAAGACATGTTTTACTCCTTTTTTTTCTTTAAGAGTTATTGTTATTGTTATTGTTATTCAAGAATATTTATAAAAAATCAATTCTTAAAACACGAATTTATATGTGTCGAATCATATAAATATTAATATGGGAAATGTGCATTATCAAAAATATAAAGATACCATTAAAAAGGTAGCTAAACGAAATTATCGCAAAAGAATTGTTTTGTTAAATGAATTTCTAGCAGATAAGTTTTGTAAACACTGTGGTGAAAGCGAAACTATCTGCCTAAAGTTTTATCCCCATGACTCAGAAATCCGTAAAATCACAAAAAGAGTTGGCATCAACAATAAAAGTCGCCAAGAAATATTTTATTTAATGAATGAATCTCACATTCTCTGTTCTAACTGTTGGATTAAAGCAAATAATGATTTGGTAGAGTTCCTTTAATTTATTACCAATTGCTTCCATAATCTCTTACCACAGGATTCCATTTAGTACCATATTCATCAATAATTTCACCAACATTTTCCTCTTCTAATCCTGTGACGATAAATCCAAATGGAGCCATATCCTGCTCTAATGCTTCTTGTTGTTCCCTCATCATTGTCTTTCGTATATCAACATCTGTCAATTCTTTAAAATAAGCTTGGTCTATTGCCCAACCAAACATAAACAAGCAAGCCACTAAATCATCAGTACATCCCTCATCAGCCTCAAACGATTTTCCTTTAACAATAAATGTGGATAATTCGCTGATAATATCTAAATCTTCTATAATAAGTTTATTATCTTCTACCAGTTGTTTTAGATTGGAACATCCAGTTCTTTTAACGGTTTTAGTTGTTCTTACTCCCAACTGCGCTCGGCCACCTGAGAACCCTCCGCCAAGCACCTGTCCTGCGCGCCCACGCATAGAAGACATCATTAGGTTGTCATACTCCAAATCAAATTGTAATGTATTAGCTACTTGTTCTCCTATATCATTTATCTCTACCATAACGAAGGCTTGATTATATGCTCGAGCAACTTCATATATTTTACTGGGAAACAATAACGGTTTTATTTCATTATCCCTATATTTTGCGACTACTTTATAGGGCATTTCTGATATATTAATAACTACAAAAGCAGAATAATCTTTTGATGTTCCTCTTGATACATCAACAGATATCATATATGTATGATTCTCTTTTGCATATTCATATACATCCAGGCCCGCATTTGCCTTTATTGGATTTTTATATGCTAAGACTTTAAGCTTTGATGGAGCAATTAAGGTATTAATAGAGCCGAGAAAGTCGCAATTGAATTCTGTATTGAATTGTGATTCAGAGGTGTTTTTGATTGTCTCCTCTTTCCACTTTTCATCCCGGCCGGGAACTTCACTCCAATGAACCTCAATTGGAATATATGAACTTCTTCCTTCTTCAGCATCGACCCACATTTTATAAAACATGTTCATTCCATGCGGTGTCGATACAATCATAACTTTTGAAGTTTTACCGCTTGAGATTGTTGGATAGACTGAACTGAAGAATTGTTCTGCTACATTAGCAGGGACATAAGCGAACTCATC